TTGCACGGCCTGCACCCTGCGCCAGATCGCGGCGGCGGGCATCCGAAGCGCCAGCCGCATCTCCTTGCCATCGGCCCGAAGCGGGATGACGCCATCAACCCCAGCCGAGTTGTAAGCCCCGACGGTTTCCGTCCGCGTGTTGTCCGCTGAAATCGCGGCCACCTGCATTGACCACTCCGAGGTGTCCAGAACCGGCTGCGCACCGCTCACAAAAACCCGTTGCCCCGGAGAGGGCTGGAACGCCCCCAACTCCCAGTCAGCTTGCAGTGCCGTGCCGTTGAACGTGTTGAATGTCGATTCCGTACCGCCACCGGAGATGAACGCCGCAAGCACACGGTCGCCCGCAAGCCAGACTTCGCTATCCATCGACGGGGCCACATCCTCAAGCGTGGCGAACATGGCGTCCAAGTCTTCCAGAGACGTGGCCGAAATCCGCGAACCGACGATCCAGTCAACGTCAAGCGTGGCCGTGGAAAAGCGGTCCTGCTCCCATGAATAGATCAGTATCCGGTCAGGCAGATCGGCCCCGACAGACCGGAAAGCCCAGACCACACAACGGTTCTGCCAGTCCACCGCCGCCTGCGTCCAGGAGATGAACGCGTTGTCCACCGTCTCGAAAAACCAGTTGTCTACCCGACGCGACCCGATGGGCACGAATTCCGAACCGTTGGTCACATAGAAGCCGTCTTGGCTCAGGAAGAACGTCTGCGATCCGATGGTGACGACGCTGCGCGGCGCGATGCAGCCCCGATCTTCCGACACCAGAGACACGCGCCAGACCGTAGGCGGGCCGACATACTGCACAAGCGAAACACCGCGCTCCTGAAACACCATAGGATAGCGGCCACCGACCAATGCCGTCACCGCGCCGCCCTTGGGGTCCAGATCGGCAAAGCCTGCTTGCGTCAGCCGGTCAGGCGTCCACGACCCCGCCGGGCTGTTGAAGCTTGACCATTGAATGCGGGTCGGGGCGTTTTCGATATAGCCCAGCATCAGGAAGTCCGCGAACCGCTCGCAGTACCGCGCCTTCGGTGGGCTGCCGGTCAGGTCCGACCAGACAACGTCGGTGTCAATGTCGGTCAGGTATTGCGGGCTGTTCGCCAGCGACGTGGCAAAGACGAAATCATTGAACTGCGCGAAATCCCAGAATTCACCGCTCACCACGCTTGCCGCAACAGTGGTTTCTGTCGCAGCGCTGCCAGACTTGACAAACAGGTCATCCTCAGACCCGCCCACGATCACGGGAGAGCCGTCCGACTGGAACACCAGCGCCGCACCGCGTACCGGCCCAAGGAACGTGCTTTCCGTCGCGCCGCCGTCCCGCGTCACCGTGGTTGCATTCTCCGAAGGGCTGAAGAATGGCGCATAGCCGCCTTCTGCCGGGATGCAGTTGTTCGCCACGATGCAGCCGGGGTTGTTCTGCTTTGGCTGAACCGGCAGGAATTCCCCGATGGGCGCTTCAATGACGGGCATCAGTCATGCACCTTCAAGCGCCCGGTCGCCATCTTCTGGTTGCCTTCGCGCACCAGTTCTTCCCAGGCTTCCGCCTCATACGCCTGAAACGCCTGCGCCCGTTCGCCGTCCTGAATGAACTTGCGGCAAATGGCCCCTGCGGCGGCGTTCTCGATCAACTCTTGTGCCTGATCAAACCAGACGCTTTCGTCCGTCGCGGTCGATGGCACAACAGGCTTGACCACGATGGACAGATCGAACGTCTGCACCGCGTCAGGAACCGGCCACACGCCGATCTGTCCCGCGTAAAGCGTGAAATAGTTCGGGCGACCCGCCGACCCCGTGGTGTCGAAATACCGCTCAAAGTCGCGGTAATGCACCTGCCGAAGGTCTTCATAGTCGGGATCGCGCATGTATTCGATCTTCTGCACGTCGGACACGGCAACCGACGTGCGGCCCGTCACGTCCTGCGGCCCGGAGCCGGTCGAAACGTCCAGCGAGGAATACCACGCCTGCCCGATGACCGTGACCAGCGAAGCGCCGCGCACCTCATGCAGCCACGACACGCGCCGGTTATAGCGCGTGATGGCAAGCTGAATTTCGCGGTCAATCTGGGTGTTCAGATCAGCCCGTGAAAGCTGATCTGCCACCCTATTCCGCACGTCCAGAAATGTCGTCATGCTTCACCTTGGGCGGGCGGCCCCGGCGCTTGGGAGCGGGGGTTTCCTCTTGGGGAACAGGCGGCTCAACCGCCTGCTCCGTGTTCAGGGTCCGGCGCATTTCTTCCCGCGCCAGAATGATCTGCCGACGCCTCATCAGGTGCCTGCCATGATGACCCAGTTGGTGCCATCGGACACCATCAAGGCCCAGTTGCCCGCCGTGCCGGAAGCAATGGCGGTGCCAGCGGCTCCACCAGCCTTCGGGACAACGTTGGACGATGCCGAGTTGAGCGCCTGCGCCTGCGTCGTCTTCATCAGGAGGAGCCGCCCCGACCACAGCGCCGCCGAAGGCAACGTTGCAACGCAGGCGGAACCCGTCTTGTTGTTGATGACGACGGTTTCGGTGTCGGCAAGCGTGAAATCGGCGGTCTTGGTTACGGGCGCGGTCGTGAACAGCGCGCCGAGGGACTTCATCGCCCCCACGACAACGGTCTGTTCTTTCTGCACGTCCCAGGTATCACCGACGGGCATCAGTATCCGCCTTTCTTCCCGCCCTTACCGGACGCTTCCTTGGGCGGCTTCGAGTTGGTTTGCTTACCCATGATCATCTCCTTTTGGGAATAGCGGGGCCATCACAGCCCCGCCGCCTGTCAGCCTTGCTGGCGCACGATGTAGTTGATGTAGAGCAGAGCCGCGCCCGTGTTGCTGTCCGTGTTCACGATAGCCGCCGTGACACGGGCAGGCTTCGTGAAGTACAGGTTCGCCGTCGAAACCACGTCCCCGGCCTGATGGCCTACGCCAACGTCCAGATCGAGGGCGGTTTCGGTGAAGGCGTTCGGGTCGGCGGTGTAGCCTTCTTCGGAGTTGTCAAACCCGATGTCAGCCTGCTCGTTGCCGGTTCCCGACCACGCGGCATAGACGCCCGCGCCGGAGGCGACCACCAGCGCACCCGCCGGAAGCCAGCCAAGGACCACCGTACCAGTGACGGTGGCGTTGGTGAGGTAGTAGGACAAGGTGTGCACCACGTTCTGGTGGACGACCTGACCTTTGCCTGCGTTCAGTCCCATCTGTCAGCCCTCCTTATGCTGCGGTCGGGCGCGCGGCATACGTCGAAACCACGATGGTCCCGAAGTCTTCCGCGTTGGTGGACGAGTTGTCTTCCGGGATGTACTTGGTCTTCTTCAGACCCCAGATGCACCCGGCGGCAACGCCGAACTGGTTGCCGTAATCGAACATCTCCTCAACCCAGGTGAAGCGGTTCGCACCGTTCTCCGAGCCGAAGGCGATGGTGGCCGACTGTGCGCCGCACAGAACCGCGCGACGGGTGTTTGAAACCGCCGTGCCCGCCGCCGAGTGGACGCCCTGCGTGACGCGGGCCGCCTTGTGCAGCACGACGCCGTTGTAGATGCCCAAGGCCCCCGAGAAAATCGGGTTGTCCTTGATGTCGCCGCCCATGATCGCCGACTTCTGGATGTCCTGCCATTGGCCAGCAGTGGTCGAAGTCCGCAGGTCATAGACCTGATCGTCATGAAGGAACATGACGTAGTAGTCATCGCCTTCGTAACGGATCGGACGGATCATCGGGCCGGTCGAGTTCGCAATCGAGGCGGTTTCCGCGTAGTTGCGGGCCACGTCGATATAGGTCAGGTCGAACTTGTCCGAAGTGGTCAGGGCCTGGTCGGTGGCCTGGTTGCCTGCCCGGATGATCCGGTTGGTCGATGGCGCGATGGCGGCGTTGTGGCCGGTGAAGCGCGTGTCGGTCTGCGCCGTGTTGCCGCAGATCTGGTTGAAGAACGAAACCGTAATGTTCAACGCGGCTCGCTAGTTCCGCGCCCGGATCAGCTAACCAAGCTGACCCCGCTGCATGTTTCCATGCAGACCAGACTATATCACCACCCACTTGGGGTGCCTTCCATTTCGAGTGGCCTTAGCTTCCACCCTACTCTACTCCCTTCCGGCAATGCCGTGGTTTCGATAGTCGTTGA